TTTTTGAGGAATCTTTACATTTTTTTTATTTAAATCTTTAATATATTTTAGAAACTCTCCTCCATCCCATGCATTTGCAGATTTAACAGCCATATCTCGGTAGTTAACAGATTCATTAACTGATTCTTTTAATTCCCAATAAACAATATCAGATCCACCACCAACATATCTATCTATTTTCGTTTCACCTTCCCTATCTCCATCATTTAATTGTCTTTCGATATGATTAATATTCCAGTTAAAATCATTGTCATGTCCTGAACTTACAGCCATTTGCAATTGACCAGCATCTAAGTCTATTGTTTGTTTCTCAGGTTTACCATCAGTCCAAACTATTAGCTTAATTTTCTCCTCTTCATTAACTGATTCTTTTAATCTTAAAACTCGTTTATATTCTTCAGGATAGTTTTTTCTAATGTGTGTTCTGAATGTATTAAATAATTCTTGAATTTCATCTGCTAATTTATCTATAGCAGGATCATCTTTAGATTTACCTGTTTTTTCTAGTTTGGATAAAAAGTCTTTTGCTTTTTCTAATTCTTTATATGTTGAAGTAAAGTCAGCTACATCTTTTATATCCCAAGTAATAGCCCCAGTTTCAGGGTTAACATCAGTTACTGTAGATTTTTTGCCACCTTTAGTATCGGTGTCACCAACTTCTATTTCTTTAAGCTTGAACTTGTACATTTGTAGTTTTTAATTCTTCTATTAAATCGTAATATTGTAACAAATTAATTAAATCATCATCTTTAACTTTTGATGTTTTACCTATTGTGGGAAGGATTTTAATTACTTCTTCAATTTTAATCTTAGTAACTTTATCCTTAACATTTTTATTTAATTTAGATAAAGATTCTTTAATTTCATTTACTTTTAAATTATGAAATTCTTTTAATCTCGGAGTATTGTCAATTGATGTAATTAATTCCTTTAATATAATTTTTTGTTCTGGGATTAAGTTTTCATACTTAGTATTGAATTTTTCTAGTAAAACTCTATATGTTAAAGTTTTTAAATCTTTATCATAGCTATTAAATTCTTCAATTAATGTAGGTTTACTATTATTTTTAATTGAAGTTGAGGATAAATGTTCTAATAAAGTTATTTTATTAGTGATTTCGTGTTTAATATTATTAAGATTGGGGTTTGCTTTTATTTCAATTAAATTATATAAAGCTGCTTGGGATTTATAATTTGGAAGCTTGTGTTTAAAAAACTTATTTATATCATAATTATTTTTAATTTCCTTAATTAAGTTATATTTTTGTCTTTTTAATGCTTTCCTATTTAAATGTTCAGAAGAGTCAATAATGGAATTCAATACTAAATTAGCTTTAGCTTCTGTTAAATGTGTTTTTTTAGATAAAGTATCATATAATTTATATTCCCTTCCTAATTCAGTTTTTACAAAAAATTCATGTAGAATTTTTCTTGCTTTGGAATCTTTTCCATCCAAGGTATCAGCTGTGATTTGTCTAACTAAAAGTTCAAATAAAATTCCTGAATTTTTGTACTTTGAATGTTTTACGTTCATTCTTATTAATTTAATTTATTTATAAATATATAAAAAGATATTATTATTTCAAATTGTTTTCATCTAAAAGTTGATCACCTTTTTTATTTTCCTCAAAGACTAGTTGTTTTTTGGTTTTTGGAGGCCTAGGTACTTTTTTAAGCATGTTTTTATGTTCCATTGCTAATGGAGAACCGCCATTAAATGTTGGTTTAAGTTTGCCATTATCATTATAATCTTTTTTCATTCCATCTCTACCTAAAGGATCTTTTCCAAAAGCACTATTTTGAGTATGGGATTTTGAATGTTTTTTCTTTGGTCTTCCTAATGGTTTTTTCTCATTATAACCTGAAGGTATGTTTGATGGGTCAGATTGGTCTCTACCTAGTCCATATAATGAAGCTAAATCATGAGGTGTACCATAAGATTTACCTGTTTCTTGAGGATCATTTCCTTCATTTTCAATTTGAGCTAATCTAAATTTATGTTTTGAATCCTGTTTAATTAAGTCTCTATATTCATCATATTGATCTTGACTAAAATGCCAAATATTTTCATATATCCAATCTGAAGGAAATAAATTTGAATCTAACATATTTTGAGAGAGTGTCATTTTTTCTGTCATTAATGCTACTCTTTCTTGATCATATATAATTGAAGGAGTAGTCATTGATAATTCAAAATTAGATAAGTTTTCATCCTTATAACCCTGGGTATATAGATGGACAAGACCGATTTTAGTTAATTCAGAAACTATAATTCTTTGAATTCTTTCTACTGTACGAGCAAATCTAATATCTTGAGCAGCTAATGTAGCTTTACCCTCTGTGTTTTCATCATAGCCCATAAATGCTTTAGGTACTTTTAAGGCAGCAAATAGTTTATCTCTTAAATATTCCACATCAGCAATACCATCATATTGTAATCCAGGTGCAGTCTCAATTTTAGTAGCCGTATCATTTCCTCTAACAGGAATGTAAAAATCTTCTAACATGTTCTGCATGTTATATTTTAAATTGTATTCTCCGGTTTGTTGATCCATATAAGGAGTACGTTTCATTTTGCTTATTGTCTTTTGCATAAAATTTTCTACCTCAGCAGGTGGTATATTACCTACGTTCATGTAAAAAATTCGCTTTTCAGGCGCTCTTACTATTCTATGGATAAGCATGGCGTCTTCCATTAGTGTGTACTGTTTAAACAATTTACGCGCTGGTTCAATATATGATCTACCATAAGGTAAAAAGTTAGTATCAGTAAGTAATCTAAAATGAGCCATTTCATAGTTATCAAAAATTATATCATTTCCATTTACATTATTAGTATTAGGAACATTATAATAACCATATCCACCCGCTGATACCCCTTCTGGGTTAAATGCATATTGAATGTCAGATGGGTTGTTTGGATCTTGACCTTCTAATCTTTCAATATGAAATGCATTATAAGGAATAACATTATAAACTCCAAATTTTTCAGCTATTTCCAATTTTAAGAAAAAATCTCCATACTTACACATATTTCTAATCCAAGGCCAAAGATTAAATTCTACATTTAATACATCATAAAATAAATTATATAATATTTTTTGAATATTTTCATCTGAAGATCTAATTTGAAGTACTTCTCCCATATCATTTTTTAGAGTACTTTCATCAGCCAGGATATCTAAAGCAGAAGCAATAATAGCATCTGTATCCATAGCATCGTATTCTGAATAAAGTTGAGGTCTTAATGTCTGGTAGTTAAAGTTACTTTGATAACCATATAATGAGGTAGGAGATGTAGTGTAAACTCTATTAAACCTATCTACTAATGAATTTGTATCATATTCTCCAGATTGTTGGATTTTATTAATATCCATAACCTTTAATTGGTTTCCACCTTGGTTACGAATTATTACATCTGTTGAGAATAATCTTTTTAATCTTGAAAATAATCTAGTATCTGCCATTGTTATATATTGTTATAAATATTATAGAAGCCATCTAATGTCTTCTTCTCCATTAGAATAAGGATTATCTATTTTCCATGGGTTGTTTTTTAAATCATTTGGAGTATAAACTCCTGTATGGTTAGGTTTATTTGTTGCTATTCCATTTAACATACTCTTAGTTAAATCAACTCCTTGTTGTTTAAATTTAAAAGCGGTGTCTCTCATATACATCGCGGTTCCAAATGACATTACTAAATCATCATTGTAACCTGATTGTGCTTCTGGTCTTCCATTTTTCCAAATGAATGTTCTCATTTCTTCTAATAATCTTTTAGAATAAAAGGTAACACCCTTATCTGAGATACTTTCTTGAAATTTTCCTATAACCATTGGTCTTGTTTTTGATGACATTGTAAATCCTGCTACCATTTTTGATGTATCCATATATCTATCAAAGTAAGAATCAGCTCTTACTTCTCCACTTTTAGGTGAATAATAAAGATTATCATATCCCCTATCTATCACTGTTTGTATTGTTGACCACCCTATACTTGCGTTTTCTATTACTAATAAGGCATTATTATATTCAGTTGCTATACCTACTAAAAAATGCCCATATTCTTTTGTTCCTAATTGTCCTTTATATTCTCCAACTTGCACATTATTTTCTATATCAATAATATGAAAAGCAGAATGGTCTTTTCCATCTCCTCTAGCTACATCAGCTACAACCATATAATTTCTTGAATAATCACATGGCTCCCATATCCATAAATTACGATCAGCTCCTCGCCTCTCCAAAGGATCTTTAATAAATGTTTTTTCGTAAAATTCTATATATTCTGGATAAAACACTACATCACCAGAAGTACTAAAATCACAATCACATTCTTGAGCCGCCATTCTAGGATCACCTAATAATTCATCTTGTCTTTTTCTCCATGCTTCATCTCTTTCTGGATGAACAAACCAAGGCAATTTAATAGGTAAAAAATCATTTTCTTTATTTTCTGCTCTAACCCATGTTTGGTGAAACCAATTTCCAGTACCATAAGGTGTAGATAAAGCTATACAACCACCTCCAGTAGCTAATGTTTGTTGAGCTGAAGCCCATATTTCACCTATATTTTCAATAAATGCCGCCTCATCTATTAATAGTAAACTAACTGCTTCTGATCTACCTGCATCTGAAGCTGCTGATGTTGCTTTAATTTGAGAACCATTTGATAATCGTAAGGTTAATTTATTATTTTCATCTGCTGTTATTTTAAGCCATGAAGGTAAATTTTCATACATGAATTTTACCTTTGTGACCATGTTTTTAGCAGTGTCCTGTTTTGTTGCTATACAAAGTATGTTTTTATCTTTATGAAATATCATCATCCATAATGAAAAACCTGCGGTTAAAGTAGATATACCTAACTGTCTAGATTTTAATATAATTGAATAAGGATTATCTTGAAATAATTTTAATACTTTTTCTTGAAATGGGTATAGTGAAAATTGAATTCTACCTCTTTGAGGATGTTGAATAAAACAATATTTTTTCATAAAATGGATAGGATCACTAGCACATTTTAAATATTCTTGTCTTATTACTCTTTTTATATCACTCATATTAAATTAAAGCTATTAATGTGAGTATAGGTAATAAAATAGATCCAATAAAGCCAACTACTTTTAATCTTTTTTGTTTTTTTATTTCAACTTCTTGATGATCAATAATTTGGGTTTTAATATCAATTTCAATATTCTTATTTTGGAGAATACCTTCAAAGTTATCTACTATAGATTGAAGATTATTAGATTTTTGAGTAAGTTTAACTATAACGTCTTTTTGTAAAGATATAGTATTAGTATTTAATGTATCTTTTTCTTTATAAACTGTAAGAAGACTATCAACAATTTCATATTCTAAAAGATCACTTAATACAATTTTAGCATCTTCTAAATTCATTAAAATTAAAGTATCACCATTACTATTAATTATTTCCTTTACTTCTCCTCTTGAGATAGTCTGAGATGTTAATGGTAATATCATCACTATCCATATTATTAACGATATTAGGTATTTCATTTCTTTTTTTCTCTAACTCTGCTAGTTTATCTTCAGTTTCTCTTAAGATAACTTTTGTACTGTCTATAGCATAGAGTATTAGATTAATTTCTTTTTGTAACTTATTATTGGCTGAAGTAAGGCTATCATTGGATAACCTTAGTTCTTTGTTTATTGTTTGTAATTGGTTTATTTCACTTTCATAAGTGTTAATTGGTTTAGATGGTCTAAATAAAAAGCTTAATATTAAAGCAATAGCTAATAAAATTATAAAAACTAATTGAATGTTATTTAAGATCTTTTTCAAGTTTTTTTAATTCTTTTGTTTTACTAACCATACTATCAAACATTTCATCATCTGCCTTAGTTCTTTTATTTCTTGGTAATTTAGCTATTCTTGAAATATCTGTTTTATTTTTTTTAAGAATTGATTTGATTTTATCAACTTTTAATTTTAATTCTTTTTCTTCTTTTTTAGCTTTTTTGTCTGCTTCTTTAGCTTCTTTTTCTGCTTTAGCGTTCATTTCAGTATCTGTCATTTCTTCAGATTCCCTGATTTTGTCTTTTTCTTCATGTTTTACATTA